GGAACTGCTAATGCCACACCTTCCACTGTTCCAGGTACGCCGACCAATGTTCAAGGAACACCAAATGGAGTTACATCATCAACTGTTACATGGACTGCTCCGGCCGCTGCAAACACTGGACCAAACTTTACTGACATAACTGGTTATAAGGTTGAGTACGCTCTATCGCCTTATTCAAGTTATACAGAGTTCACTGCGGACACAGGAAATGCCAATACCTCAATATCTGTAACTGGATTAACTAACGGAGAGTCTTATAGGTTTAAAGTTACGGCAAGGAACATACCAAATGGTTTAGGCACTACATCAGCACCATCTGCAGTTGTAGTTACGAACATCGTTCCTGCCGCACCAACGATAGGAACCATGACCCGTGGTACGGCTGCTAGCACTACGGATACGTTGGCTTGGACCGCGCCCACCGCAAATGGTGGAAGTGCGATTACTGGGTACGTCTATCAGACAACAACTAACGATGGTTCCACTTTTGCAACTGCAGTAGCAACAACCAACGGCCTTACTACTTCTCAACCTTTCAACCCCGGCTACACGACAACCGTAACAAAAGTAAGAGTAGCAGCAGTTAACAGTCTTAACATTCCTGGTCCATACAGCGAAATCTCCGCGGTTGGGTATGGTGGTTGGGTGTTGGGTGCAGCACCCGACAACACTGCCTCGTGTCCTTCGGTGTCATGTTCTTGTGCGGCATGTGATTGCGGCCCAAGTACTGGTACAAATAGCACTCAAACAAAGACTAGAGACTGCTATACCTGGACAAGAAGTGGTAACGATGAGTCAACTATTTACAACTCAAATGGAACAACCGCCTGCACCTCTGCTTATTCTGCATGTTCTGGCGGAAGTTGCGTAAGTTGCTCTAGTTGCGCTTCTTATACAACAACAAACGATACTGCAGACTTTGTGTACAATGGTGACCAGTATTTCTACACTGGCACTCCTGGAAACTTTACAACGGCTCTCAGACAAGCGGCTGTTGACACCTGTTCAGCATGTCCACCTGCGACATATGCGGCTGGTAACTTCATTGTAACTACATGCAATGGGGTACGTACAATTACTGCAACATTCTGTGGTACCTGCGAAGGAGTGTTTTAAGGAAAATTTATGGATAATGTAACAATAAAATTTTTAGTTATTGAAGTGGAGGGCGAAGCCGTACTTAGGTATCCTTTTGCCGTTTTCCAGGATGGCGACAATCTTCAGATGATGGAAGCAGTTCTTGCATCCAATCCAGTTCTTCGTATTGTTGATGACGCCCAAATTGGCGACATCTGGGATGGACAGAACTTCGTAACTCCTGTAGAGTAACTACATGGAAACTCCGTGGCAACAATGGAAGCGCAAGAACGCTGAAAGACAAGAATCAGGCAAAGTATCCCCTTTGGACTTTGTGAATCCAGATACCGAATACGCACCCATTGACGAAATACAGCGCAGGATGTCGCTCTGTGAAGGTTGCGAACACTACCTAATAAGCAAACAATGCTCTCAATGTGGCTGTTTTATGCCACTCAAGACTCGTCTTGCTCACGCAGTATGCCCAGTAGATAAATGGTAGAAACCTCCCTCGTGCTAAAATAGATTACGCACGGGGGTGTATGTGAAGAAATTTTTACAGTTGACAAGACTAATGATTTTTGTCCCTGTTGTATTTCTGGCAGTATTTGCACCAATCGCTAAAACTCTTGCTTCTGGCGAACAGGGTCCCACGACCTTTACCGCTACTGGACCAAACGATTATTACTTTGAACTCGCCGCCGGAACCACCTTTACCCTAAGAACCTACGCTCAGCAGTATGGAATTGATAGCCAACTGTGGCTGTACGACAGTAACGACACGCTTCTCGCCGTAAACGATGACTACTACGGCTTGGATTCCTACATTTCCTACAATGTTCAGGCAACTGGAACCTATCGTCTTCGTACAAGCATTTGCTGCGGAAACCCCAATAGTTGGACCGGAACTTCGTATGTAGTGGAATCGGGTTCTGCTCCGACAAACGCTCCACCCACTACTACAAGCACTACGACGACTAGTACCACGACAACCACGACCAGTACAACTACTAGCACTACAACCAGCACTACTACAACTACTTTGCCGCCATTAGCCATGAGGACCCCAACAAACCTCCGTGCAATCCCATATGAAGGGAGCGTTGCTCTTTCATGGGACGCACCAGAAGAAGGCGAAGGCTACGCACACCCAGAGCGCTATGCGGTTTTCTTCTCCGATGACAACTGGGAAACTTCCTATGCAATTTCAACTGGAAATACATGGGCTGTTGTTTACAACCTGACAAACGGAACCGAGTATCAATTTAGGGTTCGTGCAGACAACGACACACTTGGTGTCTATTCGTCAATGGTTGAAACTTATACCGTTAGTGCAACTCCTGTTACGACCACGACAACTACTAGTACCACAAGTACATCAATAGTGCCCACAACGACCACAAGCACAACAATAGTTTCACCACCTAATAATACAACAACGACTGAACCAGATGTTGTGCCCCCACCCATTGAAATGCCTCCAACAGAAAACACCACTGTCTCGGTTCCAGAACTAGAAACACCAATTTCCCCAACTACAACAACAATATTGATTGAAACAATATTTGATACACCAGTGGAGGTAACCCCAGTTGAGACACCCACGAGCGAAAGTTACCCCGAAGGCGATGGACCCGCCGCCTCGGTACCACAATATGCCCCAGAACAAGAGACAACAACACAAACGGACGAACCGGCGATAGTTGTTCCTGTAGACACTCAAGAAGCAGCCGACGCTGCTGTTGCAGATATTTTTGACGGCCCTATGTCTAATGCAGGACTTGCCAACGCAGTTGATGACTTAGTGGCAGACGCCGAAACACCAACACAACTAACCGCTGTTGTTAACTCGCTTCTTGACCAAGAACTATCAGACACTCAGTTTGCCACCGTAATTGAATCGGTCTTTGATGGTCCCATGTCAAACGAGAACTTTGCCGCTGCAGTAGATGCAGTATTTGAAGACCCAACCAAGTTGTCAGACGCGCAATTTGAAGACGCAGTTGTGGCGGTCTTTGATGGTCCATTGTCTGATGCTCAGTTTGAAGACGCAGTAGCCGCGGTCTTTGAAGACACCAAGACTCTTAGCGACGAGCAGTTTGACGCCGCAGTGCAGGCGGTCTTTGACGAGCCGCTAACTACTGAACAATTCACCGAAGCCCTTGGCGCGGTGTTTGACGAGCCAATCACTGACGAGAAGTTTGATGCAATTATTGATGCTGTTTTAGATGAGCCACTTACTGAAGAGCAGTTTGAAGAACTGGTCAATGTCTTGGAATCAGAAACAGTTACGGAAGAACAGGTCGCTGCTGCAGTTGACTCAGTTATTGAAAACGGAGTTACCGAAGACCAAGCAACAGACCTTGCTACTAGTGCAAAAGTCTTGGAGAGCATTGATGGGGACCAAGCAACAGAAATCTTTGACGCTGTTGAAATAACTAACGTCACTCCAGAAGAAGCAACACAACTTGTTGAGGCTGTTCAGAACGCCCCAACCGAAGTCAGAGAATCAATGGAATCTGAAATTAACGTCTTTTCGGGTCCGATTGACACATATGTGCCTCTCGGTTCTTCAATTCCAGTTAGTGGTCGCCGTGTCATAATTGGTATAGGTGTTGCTGTTTTGTTTTCTGCCCCACCAACAACCAGGAGAATATAATGTTTAAGAACTTTAAAGACGGTATAAGTGACCTTGCTTGGACTTTAGGCGGTACTGGTCTTGTGTTAATTACATTAAGTGGAGACACTCAAAAATGGGGACTCTGGATATCTGGCGTATCTTTATTCGTTTACGGCCTGGGTCTTGCATTAAAAAAAGAAGATTAAAGTGTAAAATTGGTGAGTTCGTAAATTCCACGGAGGCCAAATGCCAAGAAAATATTCTTATTACCCCAGTTTTGACGGAAAAGGCGCACAGCCAGGTACGGAAAAATTAAATGCGCTTTGTGCGGCACGTTGGAAAACCCGCAATCTGGGGATTTATTCCGCACGTTTGATGAGAAATTCTCACACAGAGGGTAAAAAAATTGGTGACCCAGGAATGGAAAAGTGGCTATCAGTTCACGCAACTGGAGCCGCAATTGATATTGGTTACGAAGACCGCAAGGTTGGAGTTGCTATGTGGGATTGGTTTATTAAGTACACCAAAGAACTTGGAATTGAAGAGATTCACGACTATGCATTTGACAAAGACGTTAAAGACAAAGTTCAGGGCTACGGAAGAGGCTTCAGGTGCTCAAGAGGCGAAAACGAAGCAGGTGTGAAATTGTTCACAAAGGACGATAATGCTGGAAGTTTCGGCGGCAAGTGGTTGCACATAGAACTTTCTCCAGAGATGGCTAAAGACGCTGCAAAGTTTGAAGCAGCATGGCGTGCCCTTCCTAAGCCTGGTGCATGATTCAGAATGGAAGCAATCACAGTTGCTCTCATCACGGTTGTTGGTGCCGTACTAGTTGCCCTTGTTGAAAAAGGACGACGCGAAAACAAAACCGACCACGGAGTTGTTTCCGAAAAACTTGACATCATTGGCAAAAACTTGGGTCGCTCAATTGACCGCGTAGAGGCAACCGTTGTACGCAACGAAACAAAACTGGACGAACACATTCGCGACCATGCAAAGGGAGACGTCTGATGGCAGCAAAGAAACCAGCAAAGCCAATGGCTAATCAGGTAGTCAAGCAAGCAGTTCTTGACCCTGCTATCTATGGTTCGTCAATGATGTATATCGGTTCAAAGAATGCGCCAAACAAATGCCCCAAGTGCGGTAAGCACACTGTCAGGGGAATGGTCAGATACAAGGAGAATGCGCTTTTCTGTTCAGAAACGTGCGCCAAGTCTTCTTAAAAATACACGGGGGTGTGTGAGTGAAAACTATATTATTAAGAATTCTTGCGGTCTTTGCCGCTAACGGTCTAGGCGTCATCGGTGCTGGTGCTATCGCCGGCATTCCTTTATGGAAAGCATGCTTCATGGCTGGTATTGCTGGAGTTGCAACAGTTGTTGAAGGATTGTCAAGAGCCTTCCTGGATGACGGAAAATTAACCCTTGACGAAATTAATGATGTTTTTAACAAGGTTGACAAAAAGACCAAAGAGTAAGTAGTACTATTTGGTTGTGGCGCGAAACGTCTGAAGCCGAGTCATATTTTTTGGATTTAACTAAAGGTAAAAAATGACTACTGAAATGGTATGGCACAACGATGGCCACAACATTCACTTACGTCTCAACCGCTCGGAGGTGGAAATTGTCAGTGTTGATTGCCCTAATAAAGAAACCGGTTCATGCCTCATTGAGGACAGTGAATGCCTCGTATCAATGTTTATTGACCGCTACGGGTTTGACTGTAATGCTGGTTCGTGTCCTGCGGCTGAATCCATACAAATCTGCTGGACAATCGCCGGAAACACCAAAGATATAGATTCTTGCCAGTTGTGGTTTATGCCAGTAACTGACGAAACATTCCAAGCATGGGTTCTGACTAAGGCTTGAGATTATCGTTTGGCTTGCGTCGCATGACGAAGTCGTAAATGTGCTGAATGCCCTTGGGTGTTATCTGCCAAGTTGTTTCGTTGCATTTTGCAACTGACCCATTCTTTTCCAGAACCTCCAAAGACCTGACTACGTCACGGTCGTTTGTATATCTAGCCGTAAAGTTCCTCACGTCCTGCACGGAAAATGGGCGTTTTACGGATTTTGCAAAGCCAAGTATGACGTGAGTGCTAGATGCATCCTTGAATGTTGGAGCAGGTAAGACGGGTTTTCCGGTATGTTGGCGAAACGAATGACCTATTTTATGGTTTTGGGACATGATGCATATGAATATACCTAGAAGGGTGCCTCTTCATCAACCTTCTGTGACTCACGACCTATGTTTAAAATGCTCTTAAAAACAAGTGGAAGCCTCTGTATATCAGGGTTTTTTCCCATGACATTAGTATTAAAACTGTAGACATTTTTGCGATTGACTTTTGTCTTTGTAATTAACCCTTGCTCCGTAAGGGTTTTAATCGTTTTTTCTACCATTGTTTCGCTTATCCCCAAATACACAGCCAATGCTCTTTGTGTCATTGTCGGCTCCATGATGATGGAAAAAAGCACTCTCCCATTTGTGGACAGAAGACTCAGTTCATTAGGAAGTGAATAACTAACTATCCTGTGCGAATCAAGAGAGGAAATTACCTTGCTTATCAATTGCTCGTCATTGGACAGAATTGAGCGTAAATCCGCTATGAATTTTTCGTTCTGATTGTTCTCCATTTGGCAACCCTTCGGTGTCATAATGGAGGTTAGCATGCTTGCGTGCGTTCGTCGTTTGTTCTACTGTGTTGTTTGGAGGTAACCCTATGTTGAAGAATAAACTCGCCGACATCGCCCTAATGCAAGGAAAGTCACAAAACGACTGCCTGCTTGGTAAAGAGATGGCCCGCATGGACAAAGAAACACTTGATGCGTTCACTAACGCAATGATGAGTAATGCTTCTGCTTTTCAGATACTTCAGGTACTGAACGAAGAAGGCATTGACTCTTTCAAAATAACCCACCTACGTGATAAGCGTAGACTCTGTTTTAAATCAAACAAAGAATGCCCATGTATTAAGGAAGCCAGAAATGACTGAAAAGAAAACAATCGCCTCAAAACTTGACAATGTCGCTGACAGGGTTGAGTCTTCCGAAATGAAGAAGAAACTTCTTGGCACTCTTGCTGACATGTTGGAGCGCAAGAACATTGACATTAATGAGATTGGAGACATCAAGCGAGTCTCCCTGTATCAGTCAATGCTTAAAGACGACCAAGGTGAAGCCCAAATCCACGACCTTGCGGCTATTCAATTTAGCCCTAAATGGGAAACAGGACCAGAATGGCCAGTTATCCAACAAGGCAAGCCTGTACAACTACAAAAGTCAACCACAAAACCGAAGCCTCCTGCAACCTTCAAAACATGCGTTGTACCCCCTGATATACAGATTGGTTACTTCCGAAACCAAGAGGGAGTACTGGAGCCAACCCATGACGAAAAGGCTATTTCTATCTTCCTTGGGCTGATTAAAGAGTTGCAACCTGAACTAATTGTGATGGTTGGAGACAATCTTGACCTTCCAGAGATGGGTAAGTACCTCACATACCCATCCTACGCCCAAACAACACAGGCGGCGATTGATAGAGCCACCATGTTGTGTGCTCAAATGCGAGCAGCATGCCCACATTCTAAGATTATCTGGCTTGCTGGAAACCACGAAGAGCGCATGCCTAAGTATTTGCTTACAAATGCAGGCGCTGCTTATGGGTTGCGTAAAGGAATGACTCCGACTTCTTGGCCAGTTCTTTCAGTTCCGTATCTTTGCCGTATGGAAGAATACGGTGTGGAGTACAAGCCTGGATATCCAGCCGCCGACTTCTGGATTAACAAGAAACTGAAGATTATTCACGGTGACCGAGTTAAGTCTTCTGGCTCAACTGCCCACGTATATCTCAATAACGAAAAGGTATCAATTATCTATGGACACATTCACAGGATTGAAACGGCTTACAAAACGCGTGAAGACTACGATGGTCCTCGCACCATTATGGCTGCATCTCCTGGGTGTCTTGCTCGTATTGATGGCGCTATTCCTTCTACCCGAGGTGGAGTAGACCTAGACGGACGTCCTTTGACTAGGCACGAAAACTGGCAACAGGGTATTGGTGTCGTAATGTATGAAGACGATGGAGACCACAAGTTCTCTTATGAATGCATGACTATCTATGATGGTTGGGGCATGTACCGAGGCAAAGAGTACAAAGCAGATTAGATAAATCTATGAGCGAATTAACTTGGACTTGGCTCCTATTCGCTATGGAACTTATAGGAGTATCTGGCAGTTATCTGGTAGGTAACAAGAAATGGTACGGGCACATGATTGTCGCCCTGCATTCTTTTCCTTGGTTTATGTACGCAATCATCTTTAATAAACCTGGATTTATCGCTATGTGGGTACTGTGGCAATGGGTCCACTGGCGAAATATGTTCAAGTGGATGAAGCGTGCTTGACAGTTAGTCGTAAATAATACATATTTGGTGCACAACAAAGAGGTGTACTAAATGACGACAATTGCAGGAATACAGGGTGATGGATATGTCGTCGTCGCTGCCGACACAAGGATATCCTCACTTGACGACTCTGGAAATGCGTACCAGATATCCACACTTGGGTCTGGTTCAGCCAAGATTGCCATAAACGGCAAATACCTCCTAGGCGCTGCGGGCGACATGAGGGCCATAAACCTTCTTCACCATGCCTTCCAACCTCCTGCTCCTACAGTAGGGCTAAAGGGGAAGAGACTAGACTCCTTTATGACGACCAAGTTTATCCCGGCACTAAGGTCTTGTTTTGAAACCCACGGGTATTCGGCTGGGAACAATAACAACAACACTATTGCTGAGCAGGATTCATCAATAATGGTTGTCATCAATTCCACGATTTATATCGTTGAGAACGACTACTCATGGACACCGGAAGCGTCTGGTCTGTATGCGACTGGCACTGGAGCGCCTTACGCACTAGGAGCGCTACAAGTATTGGTCGCCGGCAAGAAGTTATCGCCGGCTCAAGCAAAGAGCGCATTACTCAAAGCACTGCAGGTTTCTGCCAAGTTTGACCCTTATACGGGTAGCCCATTTAACACTTACGTACAGGAATCGGAGAAGACGAAGTGACGCCCATTAATACCTACCATGTTTCTGAATTCAGGGATATCCCTAAGGAGAGAGAGAACAATCTATATAGGGAGAGAAGAAGATTTTATGCCCAATAAAGATAGCCCTAATATAATTGCCCAATCAGATAAATCTGTGGATATACAGGATTTAGACCTGTTTGAGTATGCAGGTTGCAAAGGCAAAACTCATTTGATGTTCCCCAAAGAACATAAGGATATTACCTATATTGCAGAAGCAAGAGCCATATGCAAATCGTGTCCGGTTCAAAGCAAGTGCTTAGAGTACGCACTAGAGTTTCCGGCTGCCGATATGCACGGAGTATGGGCAGGACTTACCAGTAGACAACTAGCCGCTGAGCAAAGAAGAAGAGGGGTCAAACCTATTAGACCGACCCTTAGTCAAATGTGGGGAAACTAGCCCACCCTGAAAGAACAGGTGTTGCAGTACTCGGCTTTATCAAAGGTAACTATCTGCATGTTGCATTCTTCTTTACCGCAAGGCATAAGGATTTTCTCACCCTCTAGATAGGAACGTAAGTAATCCGCAGGGGTTGGTTTCGGATTGGGGGCAGGAGCAGGGGGAATACTCTTTTCCGACTGGCAGAACTCCCAGATGGTGTAGTTCATGAATCCTGATAGAGACATACCGGCTTCTTCGGCGGCTTTTATCAGAAGGTTCTTTTGAGCACCAGTTACCTTTACGGTCACAACATGCTCACTCTTGGGATGTCTTGATTGCTTGGGTTTACGACCCATCTCGTTCCACCAACATCGTTAGGTATTCGGTAAGCGTCATATCAAACGCCCGTGCCTTAGACATTAGCAGAAGTTTCAGTTCGGCTGGAATCCGTAGAGTCAGGGTAACGAAAGGAGTTTCAGGGTCTTTTGGGGGACGGCCTGGGTTGCGCTTCACTTCGTGAACATTCCGTGGAGAGAGGTCCATTCACCACACCAGTATTCAGTAGCAACTGTCTCTGACTTCGGATATCGGTGACAGGTGCCGTAGTTCGTATGCTGAATGTCGGAAAAGTACCTACAGGTGGAACAGCCCTTAGATGGGAAGTCTGATGTGATGGATACGGTTATGGCTTCATATCCAGGACTTGAAGTTGTTTGACTAGGGAAATTGTCTGTATTCACAACGAATGCGTCTCCTTTTCGGAAATTTTGAATTTTTGTTGTTGGTAATCGGCTACGACTTGTTCGTAGGTCTTGAGGAATTGAATCTGGTCAGTAGTGCTATGCAACTGATGAGCGGTCTCGCCAAGCATGTCAACCACTTTGGCGATGCACGGGTGAAGCCCCATATTAATTGGCAAACCAGAATTGGCCAATTTTATTTGGCTAATTAAAGTGGCCCATGCAACTAGAGGTGTAGGCGCATCCCCCACTTTAGTTTGGGAATTAATGTACGCCCTTCGTAAGTCTCCAGGCTTAGGCATGAACGGACTGACCGCAGCGTAGTCAAGGAGAGATATCTTGCAGCCGAGGAAGGGGAGGTCTTCCAGCATCTCGTACCAAGCGCGAAGGATTGTCTTGCGGTCTATATCCAAAAGAGTTTGGTTGTACAGTGCAAATACTTGAGTTACTAGTTCTTCTAGTTCTTGCTTAGTCACCAGTCTTCCTTCTCTTCTGTTGATTTATCCAGAATGTCGTGGAACTTCTCAATATGTTCTGCGTCTCTGAAAATCAACTCAATGGAATCATATCGCTTGTTCATCTTATTCCTCCCCATATGGAACTCAGAGAGAGCGCATCCATCTATGGCTTCCATACATCCCTCTAGGGTGTGGTCAAAGATTGCAGCGCCTAAGTATTGTCTACGTGTCTCATCTAAGACTGGCTTGCGTTTGGAGCCAGAGCGCATGACTGTTGTCCAGTACTCCCAAAGTTGTTCTATCTGACTGGAAGGAACAGACATTGCTTTTCTGGAACGAGAAAGTTTTTGCGCTGACACTGGTCTACCGCGCTTAGAAGACTCTGACATGGTAATACCATAATCCTTTCCACCACCGATAGTCAAATCGTTAAACAATGTTTGAATTGAATTTGACATATCTACTAACTAACCCCCATTTTGGAAGGGGTCCGGGGAAACCTTTACAAAATTAATTTTTTATTTTTCTGCAGCGCAAATAGAATTTCTTTTTTCAGAAATGTTTTTTTTACGATGAGGAGGGCGCGCCATCTGTTGTGAAGTACACCATAGCAGTAAGAGCGGAGAACCGCAACGCACCTATCAAAGTTTTTTTCAAAATGCGTGAAGCCGGCGAATATGGTAATGTTGAGATACCAAAGGAGAGTTTCCTCCTTTCGCTCCTTTGGTTCCCCCGGGGCTTCGTAGACGGCACAGTTGCTAGCGCGCCTATGTCGCTCGGCTTCGGGGGATTGGGGAGGCTTACTGTGAGTTGCTTTCCGCCACCGTCAATGGAAGCAAGAACTCTCCGGACTCCCACATGACACCAACGGTGCAGTATCCGATTACGTCTAGGTAATTGTCGGATACTGATTCGTTCATTGGGGGCTCACCTTTCGCGGTGAGGTTTTCTAACCGTGCGATTTTGTCGTGCAGCCTGACCAGGATGCCATCACGTCCGAAGCGTGCGATGTTCTCTGGACCGTAGTCGTTTTGTTTACGTATCAGGGTCTCAACTAAATTTTCTTCGTTTATTTGAACTCCCGCCGCGCCGGCCGCACGTACTGCAGCGGCCCCGACATTAAAGAATGCTGCTTCGCCACTGAATTCTGGACTAGTGCTCAGCATGGCCCAGACCTCGTCGTACATGCGGCGGATGTCCTGGAGGTTGATGCTGATGTCTACGTACTCCGCATTTAGGATTTGAAAAATGATTTTTACAACGCGCGCGGCCGCAGCGTCCCAGGTATTAGATTCCATTGATTTCTCCATTTTTGATTTTGACGAGCGCTTCTTCTAGAAGACCGTTGAGAATAAGTTCCCAGCCTTTTTCGTGTTTTGATTTATCAAAGTTATTAACAAGTGTTTCCATTAATATTTTTACAATTGAGCGCGGCCAGGCAGCGATAACAACTCCATCATCAAACGTTTGGAATACTATCGGGTAATCGTCATTTTCAAACGCGCCATCTGGATAATGCATCCCGCGGACAATCATCCCTTCACCGGCCGCGACAAATAGAAAGTTTTCGTGATTTTCTTTTTCCGACTCTTCAATATACTTTTCAAGTTCCGGAAATTTTGATGTCACTGAACGTACATCCTTGATGAACTTTTTCCATTTTTCGTTTTTCTTACTCACGTAGACCGGCCTTTCCGCCACCGTAACAACTTGTAAAGAGTTGTCTTCATTAATTTATCAGAACCATTCGCGCATTGCAATTCTAAATGTTCTATATTTCTATACATGGACAACAACACTAGATTTAATCTTTATGTCAGAGCCCTTCGCCAATTCATTGAACGTGCCGGACACTCTCGGGTCCCGGCTGTTTACATTGAGATTGTTGATGGGGCAGAAGTAAACATCGGGGCTTGGGTGGGCTACATCCGGCAGCGCCGCAAAAAGAACCAGATGGCGGCAGACAAGATTGAAATTCTTGAAAATCTTGCCGGTTGGTCGTGGGGCCCCCTGAAGCCAGGGCCGGCGACGAATCATAATAGAAATTCGGAAATTCTGCAGATGCGCAGCCAGGGAATGACCCTCCGCCAAATTGCAGACTCTTACGACCTGAGCCGTCAACGCGTTCATCAGATTGTGAAGAAGATTGATGCCTGACCAGTGGCCGGAGCCCGACTTCGTTAGCCCCGAAGAAGAGCGCCAGTATGCTTTAGATATTGTGAAGCAAGGAATTCGTTTCATAATTTTTAGTGTCCTAGCGACGACTGTCTTCCTGTGGGTTGTAACAAACATACTTGCTAACGCTAACGTTATTAGTTCAAGCATCTCTTGGGTGAATTGCGGAATACTTTCTTTGTTTTACGTAATACTCCGCGTTTGGAATTCAACTTTTTTTAAATAACGCGGTTACGTACGGGCCAATCACTGATTGGTTCACAGGCCCCAGTTGCGTATTGGGTTATTGCTTCTTCAGTCCCACAACCAGAACAGATTTCTGTTTTATCGTCGGCTCTGGAGATTGCTCCAGGGTATTCGCCTGGTTGCAGGTTAGTAGGGATAAAACTGTCGTTGCAACGTGGGCAGATTCTGGGAACTTTCATTTTTTTCTCTTTTTCTTACGGCCGCAGCCGGCAAGTAGTATTGTACAGATTTAACGGAGGCTTTCCACCACCGTCAGTGCTAAAGACTAATAATATTCCGGTCAATGGCGCACTCTATGCAGCATGCAACTCGGCAACCGTGTTTGATTTCCCAGACTGGCTCGTCATCAACGAACTCGTCGCAGTAATGGCAGTAGCCCCGACGCGAGCCCCAGAACTCTACCATTGTCTTTCCCCGTGTTTGAGGAATGAGTAGCAGTCTTCGTGGTAGTTGCCGTAGTAAGACACTCCGTCTTTCTCGTAATCAACTCGGACTTCAGTGTCAAGGTAGATAGTTTGTTCGCACTCGTCACATTCAAAGCCTGCACACTCAGCGCAAGCCCACCCGTCATCGGTTGGTAGACGGTTCACAAAGAGACCAAAGCCTGAGTTGAACGCTGTTGAGCGTCCACAGTGCACACATTCGTCAGTTTCAATCTTGTGTTGCATTGTTTTCTCCTTGTAGGTAGACCATGTATCCGTTGTCGTCTTGGGCGATGCCAGTAACCCACAGGTCGTCTGCACCATCTTGGTCGTCTCCGACAGCGCTACGCACCTTGTGGAGAGCCATAGAAAAAGCCTCTTTTTCGTCGTTCGTCTCCACATCAGTGGTGACCATCACGGTTACTCGGTAAGTCATACTGATATCCCCTTTCGGAACTGGGCGTACTCAGAAAAGATAGCGTCAGTTTTTTCTTCTTTCCATGCTTCGTACTTCTGCATTGAAACTTCATCGTCCCAATCAACTTCGCCTTCGTATGAGCAAGGCTCGTACATGGACTCAAATACGGTTGCTCCGTCTTGCATCACCTGAGTGCCTGCAAAGAAACCAGCCTCTTCGTCATAATCAAATATGAAGAACAGTGTAGGGAACATTGCAGAGACCTTGAGGAACCCAGCATCTGCTGGTCCCCATGCAGTCTGATAGTGAACTAGAACTTCCCATGAGCCGTCACTGAACTCCATGGGGTTACCGATGTCGGTATCGCAGTCGCCCCACTTGGTTCCCCAAATGTCGTACTGCCAGTTGTACCAGTCTTGGTGACCGTACTTAGCAATGTTCAATTCTTGTTGCTTGCGCAGTTCTGCCATTTTCTCTTCGTCCTGAAAGGAACCCGAGACAGTGTCTCGCAGTTCTGCAGGGCAGGGAATGTATGACTCAAGGATACTGTTGTCCTTGATTCCGTCTGCGAATCTTTTTATTTCTTCTTCTGAGCCTTTGACGGTCAGTGTGGTTGATACCCAGTTAGGCATAATAACTCCTTAGTAGAACTTCATTTTACGGGTAGTAAGGGCTAGCCACAACCCCACAACCAACAAAGGAGCAAGTGGTTGTGGGGCGTAGCGGTCAGTAAGGAAGTTTCCCACCTCGTGCTTCCCACGCATGCTTCAACATGTATGGGAAAGGTGCCTTCGGTACCGTCATTCCTTTTGAGAGCGCTCCGAGAAGAGCGATGGTGGCTTCGGCGTTTTCGGTCAGGTGAATCTTCTTCTCCAAACAGAACGCAGTGCATTGGTTCGCAAGTAGTTCAGAGAATCCTTGGTGAGGACCACAGACTCCACCGTCAGTCATCCAAATGACTGGAGCAGTTGAGTGCTGGCGACGCTTCACTGCCCATTCAAGCGCAGGGAAGTCAACGCCGTTGCCTTGACCCATCTCGGGCATTTCGTCAACCATACGACCCTTGTCAGCAAGAATCCAAGCGTTCGGATGACCATCACGAATATCGGAGTACGCAATGACGGTAGCCCCCGGACTTGCTTCAAGAATTCTGCGAACATCATCTTGAGATAGAGACATTGAACCCGATGCATCAACGCACACGACTCCACCCATTCCTCGTCTCTTGTTGTCAAAGATTCGCTTCTGTGGGTCAGTCATGTATCGGTGGATACGGCGTGGTGAGCGACCAACATTGGATGCTGTTTTCTTCTTTCCCAAATTACCTTTAGCAATAATAGGAAGTGGCAACTTCTCAATCATTAGTTCTCCCCAATAAGGAACACTGTTGTCCATTCTGTCGGGAGTAATTGTTTTTAGTTTTTCACGAAACTCAGTTTCTTTTACTTTTACACTTCCGATGTTTGAGTGTTCACGCTTGCTTTCTTTGTCATCACCTTCGGTACTCATTGAAGAGTCGTCACTTGATTCTGATTCATCTTCCGACGGTGGTTCCATACCAGCGAGACGGTCAACCCATTCAGCAAGTTTCTCTGTGTAGATGAATCCAAATGGAGCGAGACCAGTAGAGGCATGCACTTCGGTGCTTGATAAGCGGTGACCAGCCTTGTTCATTTCTTTCACTGCTCGCTTAGAGATATCAGCAAGCGCAGTACCCCATAAGCGGTTATGTCGGCGTATGCCGTTCAGGAACAACTTGTTACTTGCGGTACCAGCAGTGGCGACAGCCATGTGTACTGCACCCTTCCAGTCTTCGGTGCAAGCAAGGCGTTCTCCGTCTGCGGTCTCTCCACCGTCAGACAGTTGGTTCTTCACATCAAAGCCAGCCCTATCGCACAGTAAGTTCACACGCAATTCTTCACACGCCATCATTGCTGGAAGAGTGGCAATCTTTCTGTTCTGCCACTTCTCCCAATCATTAGCAGGAGAAACTTTTGCATGCATCATTTCGTGCGCTCGGATTACTCTTGCTTGTTCAGTGTCGTGTGCAGGTGCAAGCATCTTGCGTTCCACGATAGAAGTAGCAGGGATGCCACGGCGAGGTTCGCAATCTTCAACTTGCCAAGCGCCATGCTCGGCGTCGTTACGCCCAAGCCATTCGGGTTCGGCAATGTGTCTCATTAGTGAACCTTGTCAATCGCAATGGCGTCCAGTACAGAAGTTGCTCGGTCACCAAAGATAATCTTTGCAGACTTCTCGTCACCTAGTTGCTTACGCAGTTTGTCAAATGCGTAGAAAGTACGCAATGAGATTCGGCGCTTGCCAGCATCAGCCATACGGACTGCGTACTCACGCAACTCGTACGACAACTTCTCAAGCGCACTCGGGTGAGGGGCGTTGATTCGGATACGAACAGGGAATCGGTCAGCGAGCGCCATTGGCAACTCTTCCATATTCTCAATGTTCGTGGTCATGACTGCAGAGAACCCGTCTTTCGGACGATGGATACGACCAGTCTCGGGATGCTCCCAAGTTGCTGATTCAGGTGAGTCAAGCATCGCAAGCAGAAGTGCGAACACATCTCCCGACGCCTTGTCAATCTCATCCACGATGAGACGACCACCATTGAGTCCGTTGCCTTCCCAAGCCTTGAGACCAGCACCAGCGACCCATGAGAATCTGCCGTTACCGTCAGGCATGAATGCTCCAGTCACATCCATTGAAGTCATGTCTTCTGTGCAGACCAAACGGTGTGCGCCAGCGCCGACATTTCCAAATGTGAGACCAGCAAAGGTCTTGCCAGTTCCAGCAGGTCCAAACAGGATGACTCGGTCAATCCCTGAGTCCATGCAGTCTTTGAGTGTTTGCCAGCACTCGGGTAGTGTTATTTCTTTTTCCATTTTATTGCTCCTTTGCAATTGGTTATGACTCCATGTTACGGGTAGTAAGCCCTAATCACAACATCTCTTTACAGATTCTTTTCGGCTTTCTTATCAGCCTCAGCGTCACGCACTTCCCATAGACCCTTCTTGACTTTGCGGAAAGTCGGAGACTCCTGCAAGAACTTCAAGGTGGTGGGATAAGAGAAGCCTGATACTTCAACCAACTGCTCGGTAGTGAACTGTTCAAATAGGTGGTCTTTTGACCAAGTCAGTAGGGCATCGTACTTGTCGGCTCGGCGGGGCCTCGGGGTAAGTAGTTCCTCGGGGTCAACGACTTCGTCACAGTATTCAGCGACCACATCAGCGATTACCTCTGTCGGTACGGAGTAAGTAGATAGGTAGCGAGCAGGATTGCCCGACCCGTTCCAACCCATCAGCGCATAGAGCGCACGAGTATGAGTGGATATCTTGTGTATCTCCTCAAAGGGCACCTTGAACTTGTCGCCATGTCTTTCTATGGCGTCGTCCCATAGGGAACGATGGACGTCGTTTATCTGTTCTATGGTAATCATCTAAATAACTCCTCTTTGCATCCTATGCACACCCAATGCCCTGGCTCAAAGTCGTAGGGCTTGATGAATGTGAACTCCTGACCATCATCATGAGGTACGCCACATTCGTCGCACTCAAGTTCTAAGTCAGATTCAGTAATTGTTTCTAGGTCTTTGTATTCCTTCATGCCTCCATCTTATGGATAGTAAGGGGTACTTCCAACATTCTTAGAAAAATTTATAAGAAATTTGCGTCGTGACTGGGTGCCCCGGTGTTGTATTATTGTTTCACGAGATTTATTCAGAAGGAAAATATCATGAGAAAACTTACTCCAGAAGAAGCATTGGCAAAAGTAGAAGCATTTGAGAAAGCATCCGGGGCTACCGTTGCAGCGCCAGTAAGGGCAGCAGATGTTGAGCCGAAGGGTATTGGTTCAGACTCCTTCGTAATGCCAGCCGCTAAAGTAGTTGAAGTTGCTGAGGTAGTTGAAGTCGCCGAAGTTGTTCTGGCCCCAGAGGCCGCTGTAAAAAGTAAGAAAAAAGAAGAAAATTAAAAAAGGCTAGGGGTAAGTCATTTACCCAAAAGTTTGATTTCTGAATAAACGCGCAGCGTGGTTCTTCCGCCACCGTCAGTGCTACTAAAAGGGGTTGATGAAATCCACTACTATTGCTGTTTCTGTTTGGGAACCCTCTGCTTGATTGTCTTCAATCCAAGTCTCGTGGTCCCGAGTAATCTCTTGCCAGCCTTTATTCCAGTGTCCGCCTTCGTTTAAAAAGTCGTAAAAATCTTCTGGTTTGAATTCTTTCCAGGTATCTGGAAGGTCTTCGTCTTTTATAAGGAAGTAGTCATACTTGTCGTATGCTGGTCCACCATTTGGGTAGACCACTTCAGTTCTGATGCGAATCTGATGCATTAGATGACTTCCGTGACGTCCCATGGTCGGTCCCAGCCACTGTCACCGTCTAGGTCTCGTGTCTTGAGTTGTGTATCAGTGAGACGGTCATAGGCTTCTAGTGCACCATCTTCGTCCTCCGCTTCAACCTCGTATTGGTGATTGATGCTTTCGGTTACCTGAATAATGTATTTCTTCATGGCTTCACTCTATAGGTAGTAAGGGTTAAACACAACCTGCAGGGTCGTTATTGAGGACGATGTTTTTGCGCTCAACCCAGCGACGCCCAGTTCCGAGCACTGGAGTTACTTCCAAGTCAAGGTGACCGTATCGTCGGCGAGCCCCGAGAACCATCACATTGACAGTGAGACCCTCTTGCTCAATCGTTCCGTGACAGTTGAGATATGCGTTTAGGTCTAACTTGCCATCTGTGGTGCGGGCTACCGCTGTGTCGTTAGTTGAGGGTGTGTCTACAATGTTCATTTTTTCCTTTTAGTTGATTGTGGTTTGTAGGGTACTGGTAGAAAGCCCCCGTAACAACCTGTTGCCAGATGTCACGAGGGCTCCCGGGGCTTCGCCCTGAGTCTCTACCAAGAACTCTGGTAAGAGAAGTCCCATTCAGGGGGCATGGCGAGGCAAGCCGTGGCGATGTCAATCGTGTCACGCAAGTCCGAGTAGTAATACTCGTCATACTCGGTGCCACCGAAAAAGAAACCTGACTGCGTTGGGAGCATTGTCTGTGCTGACTCGTCTGTATCTAGCAAGCCTTTGTCCATGAGAACAATCTCACAGACCTTTTTCAGTTCCTCTAACTTTTCACGGTCTACTGACACCTCACGACAGTCGTCTACGCCACCTTGACAGTTGTCCACAAACCATTGGTGGATAGCGTTAGCCTTGCGCCAGTATCCAACGCTGATAGAAACTTCGGCACTAGGGAACTCTTTGCGTACAAAGGTCTCTGCTCCGATAGTTTTCAGAACTCCGTCAAACTGCTCTTTGCTTTTTTCGCCACGCCATTCGGCTGGTGATAGATATTTCTTTGCTGATAGGTATTGGTCTAGTCCCATTTCAGTTTCTTTCTGTGTGTTGTGTGATTAGTAATGACAGAACGGCAACACGCTGTTGCTGATAATCATCTTCGTCAATGGCGTTAGTGCCTCTTAGGTATTCCAAGTGGTCAAGTTCCATGATTGCTTGTTCCATGTATTCGTTCATGATTACATACTATGGGTAGTAAGGCACAAACACAACCTGACGCAAAACTTATCCTGCGAGTCCCGGCGCACACCCCAAAAGGGGGCGGGGTCGCTACCTGTCGGTGCGTGTCCCACCCCCCAATTCGCGGGGAGGCGATTATTTGATGAAGCGAGCCACACCCTTGTAGGTGCTGGTGTTGATTGTTTCTTCGTCAGTCATTCTTAGAACGGCAACAGCGTTTTCCAATTCTTCAATTTCGGACTTCATTACCCAATCGTTTAGGTTTTCAGGCTCTTTCGGTGCTTTTACGGAAGCAGGGAACTCAATGGTGAGTTCGTACTTGTTCTGTTCCTCGTTGTAGCGGAAGTTGTGAGACTTGCTGACGCTAGTGACCTTTCCCTTGCCTGCTCGGAACATCTCGGCAAGACTGTCTTGGAAGTCCTTGACAGCCTTTTCGTATTCTTTTTTCGCCTTTTCGTTGTCGGCGACAGTTTTGTTACGCTCTGCGAGAGCCTTTTCTAATGCGTCAATCACCTTCTTGGTGCTGACCTTTACGCTAATTGGTTTTTGTGCCACTTCGTTTCTCCTTTGTTGTGGTGTAACTCCACTCTAGGGGTAGTAAGGGACACTTCCAACCTTTAGATAGATTTGTTTAGAGGTTGGTATTGGGGGTTACTAACCGTAATATGGAGTTATGAATATCTCACAGTTAGAACTAATAAGCATGGTCAAAGAACTGGACAACCTCTTACCCGTTCCAGACAACCCAGAGGACTACTCAACGCCTGTGGATTTTGGAACTACTGGCGTTGTTGTCATGTGCGATAGCGGAACTCCGCTGGTCATTAGCACATTTGACGAACCAACAGAGATGTTTGGTAATCAGGAAATATCTATTTTTGCTAATGGCTTTGGTCATGTTTTTGTAGTCGCCTACGGTGGTGCTATGAATGTTGATTCAGAAGAAGCCCATGTCGCTCGTGTTATCTTCGGCTTAACCTGTGACGGACTACAAACTTCGCTCATGCGTTTCTTGGACACAGACGAAGTTATGTGTGATGAGAACGGTGAGGCTGGAGATGGAAGTATCCAAACAGAACTCCGAAAGTTGTTCGGCTAGGGCTTTCCGCCACCGTTAGACGATTAGTAACACAGAAAAGACGAACCCATGCCGCAGTCCCGAATGTTGAAATACTTGTTTATGATGCTCGTGTTCGCTTACCCCGTGCTGTTCGTGCACCCGGGGCTTGCGCTCATCTGCGCTGGCGTGAGCATTTGGGCTTGGTCGGTTGCAAAAGATGAGTTTCATAAAGAAATGTAAACCACAGGTTGTTGTTACCCCTTACTACCCGTAGAGTGAAGGCATGAGTGATTACGAAACCTACATAACACAAACCCACCTAGACATTCGCACGGCAATCATTGCCTACAAGGCGTTGCCTGACACAATTCCCAACCAAGTCAAGAAGGACATCTGGCAAGCCCTCGTGGAAGCCCTGAACTTGGTTCAGAACGAAATGGCAAAGATTCCCTCGTAAGAGGTTGTCTTTACCCCCTACTATCCATAGAATGAAGTTATGAGCAATACAATTACTTACGAAAACACATCAATCGGACAATGCCTGACCTACGCCAACGACGAGTGGGCATGGGTTATCGGAGACGCAATAGCGTGTACTGTCAAGAACAGCACCGCCATTGAGTACTGGTCGTACGACACCGTGCGTAACGAACTACTGGTGAAGTACAAGTCGTCACCAACTGGCTACACCTACTACGGCGTTCCTTTCTCAACCATGTTTGCACTTATGTCTGCTGACAGTCTCGGTGCCTTTATTGCAAAAGAAATCAAGCCCAACTTCTCCATTGCGTGAAGTTGGCATTACTGCTTACTACCGATAGGATAAGAGTATGAATGTAACACCAATCTCGGTTGCCGAGAAAATAATCAAGGACACAGAACACCAAATGAATAACGCCGTACTGTACGGAGTTACCGAAGATGGTTCCAACTTTGAGTTGGGTCGTGCGCCCGATATCTACGACCTGCTTGACAGCGAGTACCCAAGCAAGGGAATTGTCGGATTAGCCGTACACACAACTGGCTGGGCTGCGCCACTCAACGAAAACGGCGAAGTAGATGGGCAACCAAGCAAACACCCTGAACGCAGACGAGTCGCCATTGTGACCGTCATGACAGCCGAAGGCATGGGTTCCGCCCTTTCGTTCGCTGACGAGCCTGACGATATCATCACAGACTCAAGCGGAACAGGGCAACTCTCCGACGCACTCAAAGAGTGTCTATTGAGACTGTCGTGAACAACTGGCAAGGTGGTTGGGCTATCGTCAAAGACGACGACGGCACCACGCCTCGCTACATATCTTTCGGTGAACGCCTTGAAGGCCCCGGCACGGATAGTTTCGGAGTTGCGGAAGACAAAATCTTTTGCTATTCCAACTTTGACGAAGTGATGCAATTTTATAATGGTCACGCTGATGGTTGGCGCATGGTTGCATGGTTGCCCGTAGAAGTCGGGGCTCATGTCGCATCGCCCTCACTAACTATCCCAATGCAACTAATAGACACTCAAGGAATTATTAACACCTAGGTTGTTTCTACCCTTTACTATCCGTAGAATGAAGTTATGAATACAGACATAACAAAGACCCCCTTTTCAGAACTAGACCACGAAGTGCAGGACGCTTATGTCCTAGATGCGTTCAATGCCCTAGTAAATAGTGGTGGAGAAGTGCCGTACGGATTAGTGACAGGTGACGATGGTGACCATTGGGATTACCAGCCAGCGTGTGACTTGGCAGAGCAGAACTACAACGACGAAGATTAAGTTGTGTCTGTCCCTTACTACCGATAAGATGAAGTTATGAATGAAACAATTATCGCTACTGGCGAAATAACCAATTCCTGCAACTGTCTTACCTTTGAGGAAGATGGTGAAACAAAGTCGGTAGATACCGATTACGGCTCAACTTGCTACGGCGATTGTTGGCAATTTGCGGTTGAGGACTTTGCAATGATTACGGAAGAACTCCGTAACTCTAACGAAACTGACTGGTGGAAAGTGTCTAACTTGCGCCTATGGAGTGGCGAAGTATCAGGATACTTCCATGCTAAGACGGTTGCAGACCTGATTGAGGGCATGACAGTCCGTAGCGACTGGCGCATGACTTACGAAATACACGCCGACAGAATTGAGTATTCTCTCTCGCACCATGACGCCCCAATGGGTAGCACAAGCACCTTGACAGCCGTATCGGAAGAACAGCGTGAAGAATTGGGCTTGTACTAATGAAGCCCCAACAACCCCGTGAGGAAGACGGACAACTCCATTACGGCAAGTGTCCCTGCAACGAGTGTGAAACTTGGGCTTGGGCATTGCTTGACTGGGAAGACCAAGAACGAAAAGAAGGAAGAGACCCACACTCATGAAAGTAAAGACACTCTTAGAGATGCTCAGTCGCCACAGCCCCGAAGAAGAACTCTGCGTTCTGTATTGGGACAAAGAACAGTTTGACTACCGTGACGACGAACACGAAGTCCTCACCACGGAAGCGTGGGCAGAAGTATGCAAAGAGTTTGACGAATGGGAAGACGCGGGGCACCAGGTCTCGGAGTGGATTGCAGATGCAGTCATAGAAAAAGTAGAACTGAAATGAGTCAAGGCAAAAGACTCACCGACGAACACTTGCGTGAAGTAGCCCGTGTATACAACGAGGCACTTGAGTCCCGTTCGGCGACTCAAGCGTATGGTCACGTGCAGAGTACGGTAGCAAAACACTTTGACTTGCCGAAATCAACTGCGCAAAAACAAATCATGGCGTGCCGTGACCGGGGCTATATTCTGACGGCTGAAGAACTTAGGTTGCGACAAAGAGTAGAAAAGTTGCAGAGAGAATATGACAAGGCAAAAGAAACGATAGAAAGGTTGTCGTTAGTCCTTACTACCGATAAAGTGAAACTATGAAACTTACTAGAGCACTTATTATCCCCGCCGAAGGTATGCCGACTACAACCATGGTCGCATCACCCGCAGGTGACTTCATCAACGCCACAGTCGGCGGTTGGTTTGACTGCGTTCGTAGTGAGCGTTTCCATGGCTATGTCAATGACACGGGTCTGATTGACGGACTTCCGTTCAACCCGATTGCAAGCATTGTCTTTGGTCAAGTCATTTGTGGCAACGCCATTGCGTTCGGTTCTTTCAACTTGGAGAACGAGTACGATGGCGATGAACACCATATCGGTGAAGACATCATTGAGGCTGTGAAGCGCCAGTGGTTCTTGTGGAAGCACAACGCTGACGAACGAGAAATGAGAACTGTCTAATGGGTTGGTACATTTACTGTTTCATTTTGGGTTTTGCTATTGCTAAGGCAGACTGGTCGGGAATGTTCTCAGATGCCCCGATGGATTGCACTCACGCATGGCAGAACAACCATTGTTATGTGTGTGGAGATGAACGATGAGACTCTTCCGCCACCGTAAGACGATTAGAAAAGTGATAATCCCCCCGAACGGCACTAAATCGTTCACGAACAAGGGCTCATACTCGGGCTCGGGTCTCGGGGCTGTGCGTGTGAGCGCAGGCTTGCCGAACGCAGGAATGTTTGTGGATAAATCTGTGGATAAGTTTCTGAACGAAAAAGTTGTTTTTACCCCCTACTACCCCCATAATGGAGACATGAAGGGGAAGGAGGAAAAATTGAACAAGTCACATCGTGTGGCAATGGCGCAGGCTCTCTTGGCAGAGTTGTCTGAGGCTACTGCCCGTTACGGTGCTGGCAACAAAGGCGTAAAGCGTCTCCACCGCATGGTGCGAGCGATGGTCGCCGAGTTGCTCGCCTAGTAGCGCAACAGCACACCGAGTGAGACTCGGCGCACGGGGGAGCGTGGCAACAGAATCCCCCTACCACCCCCACAGGCGTTGCCGTGGGCGTTCACGGAGCATGGCTCTGAGGCGCAGGGTTGGTGTCCCCCACACGGGGGCCCCGCTACCAGCCTGCCTTGCGTTGGAACTCAGAGTGCCGTGAATACCTACGGGAGCGTCGGGCGGGACCCCTTCCCTCATTCATTCCCGTCCGACCCCATTTTTTATTGAGGGTTGTTATTGCCCTTTACTACCCGTAAGATGAATGTATGCCTAAAAGAACAGCAGTAATACAAGAAGTGACTCAAAAGGAACTGGATAAAATAATCCAATGGGCTGACAGGCTCGGAGCACACTACGGGTACAACGCTTCCAAGCGTGGGTACCAAATCAATGGTGTCGTTTACCGAACGCCAGCGTTCTCGCTAGGGGACGAGTGATGAGCGAGCCCCGACTTCTGTCTGACCTCATTCGTGAAGTGACTGGTTACTCCAAATGCTGGAACTGTGGAACTGTTGCGAAGGTGTCCGGGACTCCGCCAGTGTGCGCTAACTGTGAAAACGACCCAACAAAAAGTTGTGATTACCCCTTACTACCCGTAGAATGAAGTCATGGATATAAAAGAAATAAGACCCGAACTACTGGCGTACTACAAAACCTATGTAGGTAAGCGAGTACAACTAATCAGTTGCTCTGACCCGTACACGAAACTTGTTCGTGGCGATGAGGGCATTGTTACTTCCGTAGATTCGTTCGGAACTGTTCATGTGAACTGGGACAACGGCTCTAGTCTCGGACTTGTGTACCGAGAAGATAACTTCTCTTTGGTTGAGCCTCTTCCGCCACCGTCTGACGATTAGAAAACACAAAAACCCCTCACCCCGCTGCGAGCAGGGTCGGGGCTGCGCCCACGACGAAAACTGTCGCACTTTTCCACAACCCTGTGGATAAGTTTATTTGTGCATGAGGTTGTCTTTACCCTTTACTACCCATAAAGTGAAGTATCAAACAACACAGAAAGAGGAAAGTATGAGTGACTGCACACAGACACAACCTAATTGCGAAGAACCACCCGAATACGAGTTCTCAAAAAACGAGACCGTAGATACGGATTGCGGCGATTGCGGCGAGACATTTAGTTTTACGCCTGACGGTGGCTGGCTCATATGGTACGCCTACGAAGTTGAGTGCCCAAATTGCTACGGGGAGTGGTAATGATTACGGAAACTGAAATAACGGTGGCACTTCCGAAAGGAGACCCTGAATGGGTGGACAAGTTCCTCATCGCTTGGGGCGCACTTGCCGAGTCGTTAGACTCGTTCTACGAACTCGCCGAGCAGACGCCACTTGGCTTCATGGGACTCGTGAACTCGGGGCTCAAAATCACGGAGAAAGCACTCATTGACATTGAGAAGGCAGTTGTGAAGCACAACATGGTGAACTGATGGGACTGATTACGAACTACATTGCGTACAGAGTTGGCAAGCGAGTTGCGACACGCAGTCGCCCTTCGGGAGCCCAGCATTACGCCGTTCAGGGCGACCCTGAGTGTTTGAACTACGAGTCGTTCTGCAAGAACTACGGAAGTTGCGATGACATGGAATGTGAGTACGAGCAATGAACCCGGGGCACCCACGTGCGACGCCCCTAATGCGAGAACTTCTGAAATAATCCGCAATAAAAGTTGTGATTACCCCTTACTACCCATATCATGGAGTTATGAAAGAAAAATACACAGACACTTTTCAGGGCTTACTTGACATGGAGTACTACTCCATCGGCGTAACTGGCGCTGAGGCGCTATGCAATATGCTTGGCGACTTCAACGATGGTAGCCTCACCGAGTTTCTTGCCGAGCAGGAAGTCGCTGAAGCCGAGTTCCTGATGACCGTGAACCGTCTCGCTGTGAAGTGGGCTAGCGAGAACGTACTGAACGTGATGGTGAAAGGGTGACGCTCATCTGCACTAACTGCGGTGTGGGGGCCCCGGCTACTCAGCAACAAGGCAACTTTATTGACTACGGCTGGTCGCTAAACAACTGCTCTCTAGGTCACTACGGTGGCTTCTCTGACAACTTCCCATGTGATGAGAGAAATCTGTCTACTGACAAACAGTACGCACACTTATGCCATGACTGCTGCGTGAAGATGCTTGAAGCACTTCCGGGGCTGGCTAAGTACCTGTTTCCCAACGGCGGTGGTCACCCGAACGTAAATGGCTTTCCAAACAGCGGTAGGAACACAAGTGTTGACGGCACTGGCATAGACATTCCCTCGTGCTGTGAGTACGCATGGACTTGGAGTGGAGAGTGCGAGGGTTGCAATGACCCAATCACTTACTTCGGAGCCCCGAATGGCGGATGGCGCAAACGAGAGTGCCTTAGATGCAAGGTGAAACAAATTCCAGAATGAGGTTGTTATTACCCGTTACTACCCGTAAGATAGAAGTATGAAGTTGTGAAACTGGCGGACACGCGAAGACACAACCTCTACCTACAACAAGAGAGTAAACAATGGAATATTTAGGCTTTCTTGCAACAGTATGTTTTTTATTCGTACTGGTTGCTTACACAATCAAGCACTATTAGACTCGGGGCTACATGGCTCAGTACAAATGCGACTTTTGCGACCACGAAGTAGACCCTAGGTCAGCAAGCGTTTATCACTTAATTACAGGGTGGGCTAAAGGCGCAACACAGAATGTGAAGTATGTGGACACAAACCACCACAAGTACGCACATGAGTTCTGCATGCCCCGCAATGCCGGTGACGACCAACCATCTTTGTTCTGATAAATCTCAACGAGAGGTTGTTGTTTTGACTTCTTATCGGTATTATGGACTTATGAACAACATTACTATGACAGGAACAAACCTCATGGTTGATGGAAAGGTTGTTGCATCTATCAGCAACTTCCCATCTCTCCGTGATGCTTTGTTTGACAAATTGACTCGTACCGAAGCCGTGTATCTAGCAGTAGCCCTAATGGGTGAGGCTCGCACAGTTGCCGTAGCAGAACTGCTTGACATGGACAAGGCTAACGCAACCAAGCGTCTGCTGTCTTTGGAAGAAGAAGGCAGAGTGGAAGTCATTGACGACTGCAACACACTCGGTAAGCCGGGGCGTCCTTCACGAGTCTGGGCAATCGCCGACTAAATGCTTTCCGCCACCGTTAAAGGATTAGAAACACTTAATTCTTGTGACGCAAGGAAACAAAAACCACTAAAACCGTCGGAATAATCCGATGTTGCTTTTACCCTTTACTACCGATAGACTGGAATTATGAAAGATGAACTAACAGGAAACCCCTATGTCTGCGAACACGCCAGATATGTCCGCCTCTACGACCTCACCGGGGCTCAAGCCGCAGGCGTACTGCTGTGCGAAGACGAGTCTGAGCGTGACCAAGCCTGCTTCCGCTTCATTGACATCAACGCCCGTGCTCGGTAGCCCAGCATTTGTGTTTGCGACAATGTAGGGATAATGTTTAGACTATGAAGTACAGACACGACAGACCAATGAAAAACATGAGCAACAGCGAGTTTATTACTTTTGTGCTTGAACTACCAGACGAGAAGGTGGATGCTGGGCTCATGGACGAGTGTTTTCATCGCTTGGTTGAGTTGGAGGGTCAGCGTTTTGATTTTCATCAGGCATTACATTTTGTTATAGATTGCGTAGAGGATAAGTCCCGACTGGACGGACTTGACCTAGTTGAGTTGTGTGTCATTGCAGGGTCAGACGGAAAGCCTCGTGATAACAGCGAAAGTAACCCAGACCTTGAACTTGAAGAATGTGAGCCGTTCCTTCGTTCTTGTGGGGCTTACGAAGATGACGAAGATTAGGTTGTTTTTTTGACCTCTTATGGATAGATTGGTGTTATGAGTAATCCTCCACTTCCATCCCGTCTGTCTTGCCTGCGCTTTGCGTTGGCTTCCGTCCTTGTGCGCTACGCCTTCCGTGTGTGCCCTCTCATCTTCGCTCCTCGCTTCATTGAGGAGACGGATGAAATAAGTCAGTACAAAGGCGAACTGTGGGCTGACAACGACTACATCAGTAACGACGACTGGAGTTTCCACAACTGAGAGTTTTCTCAAACGAAAGCCATCTGCCTTCGGGTGGGTGGCTTTTTTAGTTTTCCTCGGGGCTGAGAAGACGCATCTGTTTTTTCACTTCTGTGTAACAGGAGTTGAACGCATCTCCGAGTGACTCAAACTTCTTTGATACAGCCCACACATCGTCTTCACCGCGAGTCCACGCCAGAACGTCCCAGAGCCCCGAGACGCGTCGCATCTCAAAGTCCATGTCATGCAAGTCAAAGAACTTCGTGTATTGAGGAATATCGTTCCCTGCGTATGAGTTGTCTTCTTCGGGGCTACTCCCCCACGTGCTTGGCATAAACGCAGAATACCACAAACTTTATTTTTGCTGCAAGGTTGTTTTTACCTTTTATTACCGCTATGATGAAGTTATGAATGGGGGGAGGTGAAAATGATTACAACCACGACTTGCTGGTTTTGCGGTGTGCTATGCCCAATCCAAGGCTTTGTGGAACTGCCCAACGGCGGTACCGAGCCTGCAGGGACTTGCCCTGACTGCGAAGCAGAACAATAACCACACAGCCCCCGAAGCCCTCCGACAGGACAGGCTAGGGGGCTTTTCGCTGTCCCCTTTTATGCGCCTTCGTTGTTCTGCCCGCAGCCCCGGAGCCAGCACCAGAACGTTCTGTAACCAGATGCGAGAGTCGGGGCTCGCCGGCCGCCGGGCCGTAATTTAGAAAGTAGCGTCACGCAATTTTCTAGTTGCTTCACGAAACCTAGTCAGTTTCATTATCTAACCCAGTCAGTTTCGTAACGCTAGTAGGTTGCGTAATGCTTGTTAGGCATGCCTAATGTTTCACGTGAAACATTCTGAAAAAAAGTTTGGGGTGAGGTTGTTTCTACCCTTTACTATCTATATATTGGAGTTATGGATAAGCAACAAGTAGCGGAAATCGCAAGACTGGCAGAAGAACTAAGAGGAGCCCTCAAGGCCCTGACTGGTCCGAGTGGAAAGATGACATCATGGTGGTTCGGAAAACCAGAGGACTGGCCCGAGGGTCTGCCGTGGACCGACGAGCAAATCGCAGCAGCAAGTAACGCTCTCGGGTCGCTGACCCTAGACGAAGAATACGGGGACTGAGGTTGTTATTACCTCTTACTACCGATAGGTTGGAGTTATGAAGAAAATAGCCAAAGACATCAAGAAACTTGCCGAGGCTCTGGGCATCACGACAGACGAACTGTTGAAGGAGATGGAAGTCGGTTCGCCGACGAAACCCTTCACGGTCTCAATCTCGTTCGGTCGCCTGAGCCAGATGGAGAGTTTCGCCGAGGAATACCTAGCCAAGACGGGGCTTGCCCTGTACCACGCCGACGCACTTGACTACGAGTACAAGGGTCGTGCGCCAGGAAATACATTCGTGGTTCGTAACCCGAACGACACGCACAAGCCTGAGGACATGAGAGTTTTCTGACTCTCAGTCTTCTGGTGGGGCCCCGAGAATTGCTTTCCGCCACCGTTAAAGGATTAGAAACCCTGACACACCCCCTGGGGTGCGGGATTTTTTTTGATTTTTTCGTCGGTTCAGAACGGTATGTGGATAAACCTGTGGATAACTTTTTTGGTTGCAGGTTGGAACTACCCCTTACTACCGATAGAGTGAAGGTATGAATGAATACACAGTCCCCGAGATGCCCGACCATTGCCATTGCAGTAGCAACGGCGAGTGCAATTACTGTCTCAAACTGATAGAGGAATGATGGAGAGAATTAGTCCCGCTCAGCGTAGAGCGCAACGACAAGCCGAGTACAAGCGTCTCTCACGAAACAGTAAGCGCAGACGGGCGTACTACCTCAAATTCGTAGCCGACAGACCAGCCCACTGTAACGCATGCGGGGCCACGAAGACCGCAAAAGAGATGGTTGATTACGCACGACGAGAAGTAAGCGTCAAGAACAAGTGTCGTCCGTGCTTTGATAAAGAACTAGAAGAGGAATACGGGTACGAAGACGAGTACGAAGACGACCGAATTTGGTGGAAGACGGGATGATGTGTTATTGTGACACGATGAGACGACCAGCCGAAACCGAAGAAGAAATAGCAATCTCTAAAAAGAAGTTGCTAGATGCTTGGGAAAAGGCGAAGATGAATTCTCCATTCTTTACTCCAAAAGTTCCCGACGAGAAGCCCCGAGAAGACTAAGTTTTACAAAAGACCTCACACACCCCCATTCATTGAGGCGCAAGTGCCCCCACCCTGTTTTTGTTCAAACTTTTAGGTGGGGGCATTTGACGTATTATGGGTACATGACAAATGAACCAGACGACGGGGCTCCGAAAGAGCCGGAAGAGCCGAAGGAAGAACCGCAACCACGCCCTCGCTTTCTTCAGAGAAAACGACGCACGGGTTGTCGTACCTGCTTCTAACCTGTAACCTGCAAGGCATGGTAGGAAAAGACGCAAAAAACTTTGACCCGACTGATGTCATGATGAGAACCAAGAGACCCCCGACACCCGCTCAGGTGCAAGAGCATCTTGAAGCGATGGGCGAGACGACCCTTCTGATGGACGGCTTTGGGGACGCACTCATTGGTTTCTCACAACGCATAAACGAACCGTTCCTTGCTGTGTACTCATGGGAGAAGATGATGGAAGTCTGTATGGTTCGTGACGGTATGGACGAAGAAGAAGCAGAAGAGTACATCAGTTACAACTGCACCGGGGCTTGGGTGGGCGAGCAAACTCCAATTATTGTTATGCCCGTGTTGTACTGATGAGCAAAGAAGTGTCTCCCGAAGGCAATGTCAATGTCACCATCGCCAATGTCCTCAAATGGTTTGAGGAGTCAGAGAGTTGTTTGTTTCACAACCATGCTGAGCGAATCCCGATAACGAAGACACAGAGCCCCGACTTGGTTCAGTCAATAATAGACAGTCACTTCTGCTAGTTCCGCCGACTAGATAAATCTTTCTCACCATGTTGGTATTAGTGTTTACTACCTGTAAAGTGTAACTATGGAAGTACAAGAAACACGTAAACCAAAAGCATGGCGTAACGGCAGATACATTTACTGCATGACTCATAGTCAGACACAGTGCTACGACATTGAACTCCTCTATGGAGACGACCCTGCGATAGACGGTGGACGTAAGTGCGATTGGTGCAAGGGGAGACTCAAGTGAAGGACTGGACATGGGAAGATATGCAGGCGTATGACGACTTCATGGAGTCATGGGCTAACGCTTACCTGTGCGAAACAGCGAACGAAGACGGGGCCGCCGAATGCGCATAAGTATGCGTTCATTAAGTATTGGATTCATTTCTTTAGTCGCATTGACGGGAGTTGTGAAACTGTCGCATCTTTCCACTGAGTTTTTTCTACCTACGCATTGGGCTTACAATGACGCATACAACCCTAATGCTGAACCGGTGTATGGTGATGAGTGTGGATACTCTTACGCAGAAGGAGAACAGTGCGATTCCGTGTTGCTCAACAACACCGACTACGAGCAGTATATTCCATACCATACATACATCGGCAGTGATGAATATGTTTACTGGGACGAGGAAACGCCTCTCGGGCCATTGGTAACGTTCCTTGTGATATATGGAGTCGGCACTTACTTCGCAGTAAAGAAACTATACGACGAAGATGGGGTTAGCGAATGACGTTTGACGACCACTACGAAGACGGTACCTACGAAGAGTTCGTGGATAGAGTGTACGCCTCTTGGGAGCATCCAGCGAATCAGAAGCGTCTAGGTCAGGTGTTCTTCAACAAACTCCACAAGGAGCGCCCCGCAATAGCGGCTCACATTCAAGGCACCATGTTTGACCCATTCCACCAAGACTACATCCACATCAAGGTGGCTGAAGTGGTGAAGACGTTGTGGTACGAAGAGAACAACAAGGACTGAAGGTTGCAGTCGCCTTCTACTATCCGTATAATGGAAGTAGCCAGCCAACTGGCGGTGGTTAATCGGATTCGGTAAGACCACACAATTAGTTTCGCTAACGGGAAATGGGAAATAAACCTCAGCCTTCGGGTTGGGGTTTTTTCTTGTTTTATCGCACGTTCCCGCTGCAGCCCCGTCGTTGTCCTCTTGCGTCTAGACGGTTACTCCGAATTCCTTTCCGCCACCGTTAGTAGATTAGGGATGATATTTTCTGGCTGCCGTAATCCGGGACTTCGGCTGATAAGAATCTACAAAAAGGCTGTGGATAACTTTCTTTTGTTTGGGGTTGCTTTTACCTTTTATTACAGATAGAGTGAAGATATGAGTAAATACATCAAAAGACGCATAGCCGTTGGCATTATCGTATTGGTGCCAGTAGCCCTGCTATTCAGCAACGTTATTGACAGCAAGTACAACTACTCGTGTCCCACTGCAAGCGTGACAGTAGAGCGAGGCGACACACTCTCAGGCATTACCGAAAGACACTGTAAGGGGCACACACTTCAAGCAAGTTGGGACATAGCCAATGAGCGTGGTACTAGCACGCTTGATACAGGCGACATCATTCAATTGAGCGATAAGTAAGGTGAAGCGCAAACGCTGGGCTATGATGCGGGTGTGAAAAAACTCAGCCTTGATGATGACCACCTAGTCCTTGACTTTCCTTACGACCCCGAGCAGGTTGTAAAGGTTAAACAGATAAAGGGAGCCAAGTGGGACAAGGTCGCACGTGTGTGGCGAGCCCCGATGGTGAGTCTCAGCGAAGCAAGGCAGTTCGCACAGGACAACGACTTTGACATTGACCCCGAAGTCCTGTTATTCACGTTGCCTACTCACAAGAACGAGGCGAAGGGCATTAACTACGACGGCAAATGGCTTACCATGTCTTTTGGTTATGACAGAGTAATGATTCAGTCAGTCAAACAAGTGGCAGGAGTTACTTGGGACAAGAAGACGATGGCATGGCGAGCCCCGGTTACCAGTATTGCCGACGTTGTGAAGTGGGGAGACACCTTCAAGCAACAGGTTCCTGACGAAGTTCGTGAAATGCTCAAAGAAGTAGACACATCGCTGTCGGAACTTAGAGAAGCATCACGGCTGACTGACGCCGAGATTGAAGTGTCGGGACTGACGGGAACGTTATTGCCGTATCAAAGGGCAGGGGTTGCTTACGCAAGTAACGCACGGCGCACTTTCATCGCAGACGAGATGGGCTTGGGGAAAACATTGCAAGCAATTGCGACATTGGAACATGTAGGTAATTCGTACCCAGCGGTCGTCGTTTGCCCCGCAACACTCGTGCTGAACTGGAAAGCGGAATATAACAGGTGGCTTCCACACATCAGGGTTGCAGTCGTAAAAGACCGTAAAGAGTTTCCATCTGATTATGATGTGGTTGTTATTAGTTATTCTAACCTTAATAAGTGGGAAAAGCAACTCTCAAACCACAAGTCTTACGTTTTTGATGAGAGTCATTACTGCAAGACGCCAACAGCACAGCGAACAAAGAGTGCGGTGAAGATTGCACGTTCAGCCCCGAAGAACGGAATTGTTCTGTGTTTGACGGGAACTCCAGTTACCAACCGACCTGCCGAGTACGCAAGCCAACTAAACATTCTTGGAAAGTTAGATAAGTTCGGAGGAGAGTGGGGTTT